CCTGTTTATCAGCCTAGGGATGGCTCGTAAGACTGTTAGGATCGCTAACACTCTTACCTTTGAGAAGGTACTTAAGGAAGGTTGTTTGTTTTGTGTAGATAATTTCTATATTCTAACACTTCTAAACATTCCAATAACTTTACTCTATCTACCATTTGTTCTATACTATAAATCAAATCGGTGTCTGTAAAATTTCTAGTACTTGTTCTCTCCTTTTCCATTTCGTAATCCCATTTTAACAATTGAACATCATAAACGAAGTCTGTTGGGATGTATGCTCTATCTTTTCCAACCTTATTAATAGATTTAGCGCCTATTGTATACGGATGTACGTTTCTAAAATACTGTGATAATACTGTTTCTTCACTTCCTAACCATTTAAATGCACTTAATAGCAAATCATTATTGTAACTGCTTACATCTACTTGTCCTACTTTAACACTCAAATGCTCTTTATTAACTATATTATCCAACTTTCTCAATATTTTATATCCTTCATCTGTTCTAATAGCCATTGTTGAACAAAAATCAAAATCAATGATACCGCCTACTTTTACGAATTTAGAAATTTGACCTAAACCATGTTGTATATCTAATTGTTTTAACCAAGCTTCTTCTGTACAAAATATTTTTCCTAATGCATCTGTAAAAACTTGAACTGAAACTAGTCTTAAGAAAACTGTTGTGTCATCTCCTTTAACCCATACGACTGCTTCATAATCTAATTTAGCTAAATAAATTCCGAATCTTACATACAAAGACATTCTTATTGTATTCATTAATGTTGTATCCATAGATCCACTGAAAACTTGTCCTACCAAATCTACACTACCATATTCAATAACTTTCTTATCTACAATGCATGTAGGTACTACCTTTCTTTTCACTGCTTTTGCTACTGCTAAGAAAACTTCTCTATCTACATGATGTACTTTGTCTGCTATTAACTCATAAATCTGGTGATCTACAACTTCTTTAACTTCTATACTTTGACACATATCAAAAGATTTTCCATCTAACTGTACTGTTCTATCTAATCCTATGTCTTCCAATCTGTCTAATTCTTGTTCCATAGCTTCCCAATTTAGAGGGACTTTATAACCATGAAAATTTTTCTTGAAATACTGTTCTAATGCATAAGTGACTGGTCCCATTATAAACTTGTAACCTGCTCCTGGTGAACATATGCATCTTGTTTTAGCTGTATCTCCGAATTGCTTTTCAGATTTAACGAAGTTGGTGTAAGTGTTATATTCGTTAACTCTGTCTATAGAAGGAATTTTAACTTGTTTACCATTGTTGAAATCGTAGTATTCGCTTACTTCATTTTGCTTGCTTGCTGTAAGGTGATTGAACCATGCTTTGTGGCAATATTCGAAATTATTTAACATTGGCTTTATTTCTTTCTCCATTATTTCTGAATCGAACCAATTTTTAAATTGCTTTACCATTACTGGGTCTGGTTTAGGAACCTGCATACACATTCTCATTATGGCTGAAGTATTATTTTTCCAACATGCGTGATATATCTTTGGGTTTTCTATGTTATCATAAGTTCTTAACTCATACATTGTTTTAAATCTAGTCATTCCCATATCACAACTACAAGGTTGATCTAAGTAATCTAAAAACTCTAATTTGTTACCGTTTACATCTTTAATTCTAAAATCAGAGCTTCTAACCAAATTTTCATTTAGATTGTCTACTGGTATCTTGCCACAGCAAGTACTTTGTATAGTTTTCATATTAACTCTTTCACACTTAGTTATAGTGGCTGTTGCTGCAAATACAAATAGCATAAACATCCACATAATAACTTTGTGCTTCAAAATAGATTCGACAAATCTACCAAGCTTGGCCAAAATGAAGAATATCCATCTTTCGATTACAGCTCTTATATAGAGTCCTATATAAAAACCTACTTGAACTGAGTATACAATGATATACACTTCTACTCCTGCTTCATAATACAAACATGAAGCGGTTGTAGCAGTGAAACCACCTACTGTGAGAACCAACCAAACAGTAGTATTCAAAAACAATTTATCATAAACGTAAACAATTAATTCGAGAAACGAAGGTATCATTGAAAATAAGAAGTACAAAACTGTTATCAAAATAACAGCTATCATTTTTCTTACACATGCAGTTGTGTAATCATTCAATACCTTATCTAAAAAATCAGATCCTGTGTCTATAGCATCTTGCTTCAATTTTAAACCTTTCATCAACTTAGCAACATTGTGACATACTGGGTTTTTCATACACTGTCTGAATTTTTCTAAACAATCAAAGTTATGACTGTAAACATTCAAGACTGCACCGGGCAGCTTGAAGTTTGCATCTGGATGATACAACGCTCTTTGTTCTCTAATTATTTGTCTACCTTTATTTACATAGTCGTTGAAACTAATGTCTAATGTGAACATCATAGCTGGTGACATATCTTTCATCTTGTATCCGAGAAAATCGAAATCTGGACAATTCATCTTGTTGGGTAAAGTAGGACCATGGATTTTTTGACGATAAGAATTTACATATCCTACTGTAGTGAAAATTAATAATAATACTCCATACACTTTGAGGGTGCCGTGGTTATATTTGAGTCTAGTGAGTGTCTGTGAGGCAG